CTCCCCATATGCATTTAATCGCTACGCGTCATAGGCGCTAAAAACGCGTGTATTTTTATAATCGAAAAGAACGAACCCCCTGGCCAGCGGGTTCATCTGACCAGGGGGTTCACTCCATCCCTACCCATCCCGAAAGGTCTCCCTCGGAAGTAGCCTCAGTCTAGCACACCTCCGCCTCATCAAGCAACCCCACAGGTAGCAGCGTCCGACGTGATGTCTGTCTCCCCCCGAGACGCTCAACATAGAACTGAATCGCCGCCCGCACCCGCGGCGCGGACAGACGCAGACCCACCCGCTCCAGAGCCGAGTTCAACTCCTGCATCTCCACAGACACCCAGTCCCCCGAGGGGATGCCGAACGACGCACACGCGATCAACGCCTCCTCAACCTCCGGAAGCGCCGCGAACCCGGAAGCATGCTGCACATGCGCCTCAAACGCCTCCCCCTCGGGCAAGAACGGCGCCCCAAGAGCCCAGCCGAGCGCCTCAACCGCACGCGCCTCCACCGCCTCAGAGGTGAGCTCCGGAGAAGCCTCCTGCGCCTCCCTACGCGCCTGCGACACCACGTCCTGCACCCACGCCGTCGCCTCGCCCAAGAGGCTGTACGCCAACGCACTGTGCGTCGCCACCAAATCAAGAACCTGCGGGTCCGACGTTGGCAGCATGGGGTAGACCAGATAACGGCGAATCCCGCCATCCGCGGGCAAGAACCGCGCCGCATTCGACGTCCCCGCGATCACGAACCCCACCTTCTGGTGGGTCGGCAGCACCTGATACTTCCCCACCGCCGACCAAGCCGTACGCGTAAGGAAGCTCTTAAGCGCCGCCGACGCCTCCTCACTCTCCAGGGCCGCCATTTCATCCGTGACCGCCAACGACCCACCGGACAACCGGGTGTACAAGCTGTGAACGTTACCCTCGTTCGCCAGTAGCGAACGAGGATCGAACTCATTGAACAGGTTCTCCCCGTCCAGGAGCGTCTCCCCCGACAGCGCGCGCAAAAGAGAGGTTTTCCCCCGGGCCTGATCACCCTGCAAAATAAACATATGATCCCAACGCACCCCTGGGTGAAGATTTCTAGCCGCAATAGACCGCACAAAAGAAGCGAAATAGAGACGGTTCAAATAGGTATCCTCTGCACCCGGGTGGATACCGCCTTCCGCCGAGGTGAGACGCACTTCCGGGTGTTTCCGCCAATCCTCGGCCGCCTTTTCTAGAAAGGCCGTGAATGGGTCAATAACACGCGCATCGCGGGTGGTCAGATTCAAAATAGTACGACGCCGAGCTCGGCTAATAGTGACAATTGGCCCGCATTCCGTGAGCACTTGCTCAAAAAGCGCGTCCGTAGCGTCGTCGTCTAAGACTTGACGCTCCCCCGATGGGGGTGTCCAAATATAAGCCCCGGTGCGTCGGTGCCTCACCACGTCTCTCAGGGTCAAGGAATGTCGGGCAATGAGGCAAGCCTCATGATCAGTGGCTGACTCCCTGTTTCGACGCCCCACACTCAGAGTCAGCAACGAGGCCAGATAGCCAGGGGAATCCTCCTGTGGAGCGATCCTTCCTGATGACTCGCCGCCTTCCGTCAGGCGGACCTTGGCGGCTTGAAAAGCCTGCGCCTGCGCCCGCTGCAAGCTCTGCGCAACTTCTTTCGGGGAGGGTTCGGTCAGGAGTTCACGCGTGAGCTCTGCTTGACGGTGCTGGACCCGGGGATCAGTCTGAACGACCTCCAAGAGCTCGGCGGTAGCCCGCTTAAAGACAGTGGGGTCATCCGGCATGGCCTCTGCCAGCGGTACCCCGGCGTGAAGGCGGGCCTGGGCCAACACGACGTCGAAGGGGAAGCTGACACGCCCGCTAAGAGGGGAGGAGGCGTAGAAATCCACGACGGCCCCGAGTACGGAAGTGGACGGCACTACCCCTCGGGGAGAGGCCGTGGTGCCATCCGCCCCGACCCAGGTCCAACCCTGTGGCTCCACAGGGAGGTAACGGCAGCCCATGAGCTCGGCGTAGGGCTCCGCAAGGTCGGCGAGATCCTCATAGACCTCGTTGAAGGCCCGAATCAAGGCGGGCTGTTGATCCCGGGAAACCCGGGTGCGACCGAGCTTGCCCGCGGCCTGGGCCTCAGTCAGCTGTTCTTGCAGGGCCGGCGCGAGCCAGTCGGCGCTGACGTCCAAGGGCTGCCCCTCGTAGTCCCGAAGTTCGGGGTCACGGCCGTCTTGGGTTCGGGTCGGAAGTACCGCTTTTTGCAGGGGGCGCATGCAGGCTAGGTCGAAGTCCCCCGGCTGAGGACTCAAGACCCGAGCCAACGTTGCATACACGTGCGGGTAGAGCGCCGGGTTTAAAGGTGTGCTCAGCGGCACCACGATTCGCCAGCGCGGGGCGATCGGAGTGGAGGAGAAGGTCTCCCAGGCGACATGCGACACGCCGAAGTCTCGCAATTTGGACAGCACGTCATTTACTCGCGCCCCGGTATCCAAATCCAGGGCCACGACGGAGGCAAAGCGCAACGAGGCGCGCCCTCGACTGCCAGAATCCCTTGGAAATAAAGGCCCAACGAGGATGCAGGGTGTCTTGTCCTTGGGGCGGACGTAAGTCCTAGAAATGAGAAAATGTAACGGAACACACACCTCCGTCGCGCGGCCCCTAGTAGTGAGCGGAGACCGGAGATTCGGGGTCCTAGTGAGGGCATAAGAGTGCATGAAAAGTCCTTTCCTGAGAGGTTGCTGGGAGATTGCTGGATGTAGCTGGGCGTACCTGTGGCGCCGCCCGCCTGGAAGCAGCATAGTGCGTCGCGCCAGGTCGAAAGAAGAAGCGGGTACGTGACGTGCACCACACAGTGTTTTGCGCCCCCCACGATGCGCAGCCTTGAGCCGATGTGTCAACAGCATGTGTAAGGGTGAAGTCGGAGGGGTCACTCTCTTATTTTTATATAAAAGTACACTTTTCTGTATGCACTGTTGCAGTGGTAGCTGAGGTCAAGATGTGCATGTGCATAGTTGACAATGCTATCTAACTTCAATAAATAATGCATCAGTGGATACCCGTCATCCAGTCGTTAGACCTGACTGGTAGTTGCGCCCACTTTTCGTTGCAATTCCAACGAAAAGTCCGGATTGACAATAAAGCTTATGAGGACTTTTCGTTGAAATGACGCGGATTTGCCTACTCAGCATGTTTTCCCTATGCTTTATCTCGATTCCGTCCCTTCGACTTTTCGGCGGTATCCCGCCCCCATCGGGGGGTGACCCGGTTCCAACCCACACTCCAGGAGGCCACTATGTGGCGCGGCTCACATTGCATCATTCACGTCGAAGGGCTCGATGGCTCGGGCAAGACCACGCTCGTTCCGCAGCTCGCTCAAGCCCTGCTCAGTGAGCTGGGTCACTTCGCCCCCGCCCCCGAAGTGTGCACATTCCGGCAGCCCTCGTTGGCCCGTCGCGGCGGGATCGTGGCTGCGGCCAGCTGGCAGGAGCGCGAGGCGCTCTTCCTGCACGACCAGGTCCGCTCCTGGGTCGATGAGATCCAGCCGGCTCTGCGCACCTCCCACGTCGTGCTGGACCGGGGGCTGGCCTCGGGGTATGCGTACTGGGGCGGTCGCGACGAGGCGACGTGCTTGTCCGCGCTGCACATGGCCGCCGCTCTGACCGCCTCGCCCGACGCCATCGTCTGGGTGGACACCCCGCCGGCGGTGTGCTTGGAGCGGATTCGCTCGCGCTCGGGGGACGACGCGCTGGACCCGGCCTCGTTGCGAGATCTGCACCGCATCCGGGGACGCTACCAGGCACTTTTCGCCGCGCTGACGACAACCACCTCTCAGAGGCCGCCACAGCCATTTTGGCGGCCTAGACCCCCTCGGCAGTACCCCAGTACCCCTTGGGGTCTAAACGGCCCTCAGACGGCCTCTCAGCGCCTCTCAGGGGCATTTGCGCCCCACGGGCCCCGTCCGGTGATCATCTCCGCCTCGGGGGAGGCCCCTGACGTCGCTGCGGAGGCCCGCCGGGTCGCCGGGCTCCTTCGCCCGCTCCTGGTAGGCTGACCCCATGGCGTGGAAGGCAGGCACTAACCGGCGTGCAGGCGCGTTGCCTCCTTCCTGGCCTCAGACCCGCCGGTTAGTGTTGGCCCGCGACCATGGCCGGTGCGTCTTCTGCGGCGCACCGGCCACTGACGTTGACCACATTGGCGACCCGAACGATCATCGGACGTCGAACCTCCGGGCTCTGTGCCAGCCCTGCCACATGCGCAGGACGGCGGCCCAGTCCCACGCCTCTCGGCGTCGGGGCGGGTGGACGAAGGGGAAGCGTCGGAAGTTCCGGGCACCCACACCACATCCGGGGGACAGGAGGCAAACCGGTGGCGAGCAAGGGTCGGGGACACATTAAGCGCTCCACTCAAGGGCATCGAATTACGCAGGCGAAGAAGAAAGCCGCCGGCATTGAGCCGGAGGATTCTGGAATTGCTGTTGGGGAAATTCTCGACCCCCGTACTGGTGTTGTTGTTCTGGGTGGTTTAACCTTTACCCCGAACCCCGACTGGCACTATATCGCCCGTATGATTTGGGACGCCGCTTTATCGTCTCCGGGTGTGCTAAAATATTATCAACCCACCGATTTAGCCGTGCTTTATAATACCTGCGAGAACCTGTCGATTTATCGTAATCAGGCGCAGGCCTACGGTAAAATCCCTGCGGCGGCTTTGGCGTCCATTTCCGACAGTATGAGCTCGCTTTTGTTGACCGAGGGGGACCGTCGGCGGGCTCAAATTGAACTCACTAATGGGTCCTCTGAAGCGTCGTCTATTGATGCCATGGAGCGATCCATGAAGCTCCTAGCGGCGTATATTGATGACCGGGAGACTGGCTGATGGGCGCACAACGCCCTTTTCTGCCGCCCCCGGAGTGGTCGGGGGGCGTACCGCAGACGCAGCTCGGTCCTCGGGACCGCCTCTATACGCTCCCGATCGGGGATCCAGGACCCACGGTGGGGCCTCATGTGGCCTCGTGGATGATGGCAAATCTAATCCAGCCCTCGGGGGATCGCGCGGGTGAGCCTTTTGTTCCCACGCGGTGGCAGATTGAATTCCTTTTATGGTGGTATGCATTTGAGGAGGACCCCCTTCATCCGGGTCAGTTCCGTTTCCGTTATAGGCGCGGAATGCGGATGCAGAGCAAAGGCTCGGGTAAGGCGATTGATCTTGACGAAAGGGTCCCAACGCCGTCGGGGTGGTGCCGTTACGGGGACCTTTCCGTTGGAGATTACGTTTTCGGTTCGGACGGACATCCGACTCGGATAATCCAGGTGCACCCGCTTTATCAGGGGCCCTCGTACAGAGTTAAATTTTCTGACGGGGCTTCTGTGGATGTTTCTGCAGAACATTTGTGGGCTGTACGGGAATTTGACGGGCATAAGCGCGTTACTCGTGTTTTGACTACCCGGGCTTTGCGAGCTAAAGGCCTCCTTTTTCCTCGTCCGAGCTCTGTTTCGTCCAAATGTCAGCGGGATGGGGTGGCCCGTTTTGCGCTCCCCGATCCAGGTGTGCTGGATCTTCCCACGCGTTCGTTGCCGTTGGATCCGTATGTATTAGGGGTGTGGCTCGGGGACGGCGAGGTCGGCTCGGGGCGGATTAGTTTTCACCCTGACGACGAAGCTCACTTGCGGGCGGCTTTTAATCGCGCAGGTTTTCCGCTTGGGAAATCCGATGGCCAGCGGGCGACGGCGAAGGGACTAAAGGCGGCGCTTCGGGTTCTGGGTGTGCTTTCGTCCAAACGCATTCCGACCCAGTATTTATGGGCGGCCCCGAATCAGCGTCGGGCCTTAGTGGCGGGTTTTCTAGATACCGACGGATATGTCGGTTGGAACGGGCAGGCCGAATTCTGTCAGGTGCGACCTGGCTTGGCCGAGGATATGGCTTTCTTGCTGCGTTCTTTGGGCGTACGTACGTCCGTTCGTGAGTCGGACGCTAAGTTATACGGTCGTGTAGTTAGTAAGCGTTACCGTCTCGTCTTTAAGCCTTATGCCCATCAGCGGTTGTTTACGCTTCCGCGCAAGGCCGCACGGGTTCGACCTATGAAGCGTGCGCCGCTCAGTCGGGTCATTACGGCTATTGAATCCGTTCCGCCTAAGCCAATGCGGTGTATTACCGTTGAGGCCGAAGATGGCGTATTTCTCGTGGGCGAGCGAATGATTCCGACTCACAATTCCCCGTTTAATGCGGCCCTTGTTCTAGCGGAATTGTGTGGGCCGGTTAGGCCCGCGCTTTTAGATCCCGAGGCGCCTTTTGGTGTGGTGGCTAAACAGGAGCCGGCCCCGCTTATTCACGTGGCGGCCACCTCGGAGCGTCAGACGGCCACGACGATGCGCATGTTGCGGCTTTTCGCGGCGAAGAACACCAAGGTCCGGGACAAGTATGGATTGGACGTGGGGAAGACCTACGTTGACACCCCCCTCGGGGGCCGTGTCGAACAGGTTGCCTCCTCCGCCGGTTCGCTAGAGGGCTTCGAGCTGTCTTTCTGTGTCGCCGAGGAGACCGAGCACTGGCTTCCCTCCATCGGGGGACCGAGCGTTATGCAAACGCTTTTGCGTAACACGGGTAAGACCCGCTATGGGCGGGTATTGGAGACGTGCAATGCCCCGGGTCCGGGTGACGACTCGGTCGCGGAACAGACTTATGAGGACTGGGTCGCCCAGGAGGAGGGTACGAAGCGTTCTGAGACGAAGGTGCTTTTCGACGCGAAGATTGCACCTTCGAATACGGCTTTGTGGGATCCGGATGGTACGGAGGAGTGGGATCCAACTAATTTACCTCTTACCCGGGCTCTTGAATATTTGTATTCCGATTCCCCTTGGGTCTCCCTTTCCAAAATACGGGAGAATATTTGGGATAAGTCTATTCCCGAGTCTGTTTCTCGCCGTTTTTACCTCAATCAGATGGTGACGACGGAGGATGCGTGGTGCACGAAGCGAGAATGGGACGCGATTCGGGATCGTAAGCGCCATTTGCAGGATGGCGAGGACATTGTGATGTTCTTCGACGGCTCGAAATCGGGGGACGCCACGGCCCTTGTGGCGTGTTCCATGCGCGATGGGTTTGCGGCCCCTCTGGGCATTTGGTATCCGCGTCGTGTGGATGGCGGTAAGGGTGGTCAGGTGGATGTGACTGCGGTGGATGCGAAGGTCCGCCGCGTGGCGAAGAAGTTTAACGTCGTGGCTTTCTTTGCGGACGTTCGGGAGTGGGAGTCTTTTGTTCATAATTCCTGGCCGAAGGTGTTTCAGGATTCTATTCTAGTGCCGGCGTCGAAGGATGGTACGAATCTTATTGCCTGGGATATGCGGTCTCACGCGATGCAATTCGCGGTGGCGGCGGAGCGCACGTTGGCCGAAATTCGGGAGAAGGATTTCCGCCATAGCGGTAGCGCTAAATTAACGGAGCATGTTCTTAATGCCCGTGTGCATGAATATCGGGGTCATTTTACGGTGCGGAAGGCGTCGCCTAAGAGTCCGAGGAAGATTGACGCAGCTGTCTGTCTTATTGGCGCACGTATGTGCTATAATATAGTGAAGGAATCTGCCGTTTGGCAGTCCCGTAATTCGGGCGCCGAGGATTGGGGTATTTTCTGATGTCCTTTACGTCGCTGATCAGGGCCCTGTCTCAAGGGAAGTATCGCGGGTCGGGGCCGGACGTTGAGGCCTATTACGAGAATACGCGGCGCCTTGACGCCCTGGGGGTCAACCTCCCGGGTGAGGTGCGCCTCCTTGAGCTGCGCCCTTCGTTCGCTTCGTTGGCGATCGACGTGGTGACCGAGGTGTTGGTGCCCGAGGGGTTTACCTCGGCGTCTCTACCGGACTCGGTGCTAGAGGGTATCAAGACGGTGTGGCACCGGTCTAATCTGGACACGGCGTTTCCGTTGGCGGCCAGTGACGCCATGGTCACGGGTGCGGCGTTCTGGGTAGTGACTCCGGGTGCGACGCCGGAGGAGCCGCCTTCGGTGCGCGCCCTGAGTCGCGACACGGCCGTGGTGCGGCTTGACGGGCAAGACCGGGTGTTGGAGGGCTTGGCGGTTTATAAGCTGGACGGCGGCCTCGGGGCGACGTACTATCGCTCTGGCGGGGTGGAATTTTACGTTGCTGACACGCACGCAACGGACGCCGCCACTGGGGGCTCGGGGCCGGCGTTGTATAACCTTGAGTCTCTTGACTGGCGGCCGGCGGGCCCTTGGCGTAAAGACTCATGGGACACGCCGTGCATTGTGCCGATGTTTAATCGCTCGCGCCTTGACGACCGTTATGGGCGTTCTGATTTGGAGGCATTGAAGGGGCTTATCGACGCCTGTTCTCGTACACTTACGGCCTTGCAGCTTGCGCAGGAGAGCGAGGCCCTCCCGCTCAAGGTGATTTTTGGAGATGGGTTGAGTGAGAAGATTTCGGCGCAGGTGCAGAGTGCCGGCCGTCTGGCGCTCCATTTAGGCCGGGTTATTACTGGGCCTTCGGACGGTAAGATTCAGCGTGTTTCTGGCGCGGATTTAACATCATTCCATTCGACTTTTAAAATGTATGCGCTGCAATTGAGCGCGCAGACTGGTATCCCCCCGCACATGCTGGGTATTTCAGCTGATTCTAATCCGTCCAGTGCCGAGGCGCTCCGGGCGGCGAAGGACCGCCTGACGATGCGGGCGGAGCGGAAACAGCGTATGTTCTCTGACGCCCTTGAGACCGTTGGCCACCTGATCGCCCGGGCTCAGGGCTACAAGGGGGATGACTTGGCGACCCTTGAGGTGCGGTGGCGCGATCCGGCGACGGCGTCGGCGTCGGCGCAGGCGGCCCTCGCCCTCCAGGCGCACTCCCAGGGCGTTCTGTCTGCGGAGACGGCGCGTGAGTTCTTGTCGCTTTCGCCTGAGCAGTCCGAGCGGGAGCGGGCGGTGGACCAGGACAAGGCGGTCATGGCGGGGGATCTGTTGCCCATGGACGATGCCGGCGACTCGGGCGCGCTGACGGCGCCTCAGGTGACGGGTTCGGTCCAGAAGTCCGAGGTGTGAGGTGAACGCCGCCCTCCTGGGGAAGTTTCTCCGGCTCCTAGGGGCCCTTCTGCGCTCCCGGGTGGAGACGACGGTTGCGGCGCAGGCGGAGCTCGGGGGAGAGATCACCGAGGCGTTCATTGACGTGCTGTGGCGGATCCTGCGTGAGCATCGTCGGCTGGCCTATCAGGCGACGGTGTTGCACCTCCAGCATGAGGCCCTGTCAGCTTCTAAGAGCGTCCTGGGCGCCCCTAGGGCGGCCTGGGCACCCCCGGAGCCGGGGTACTCCCGTCAGGCCGTCAGGGAGCTTCTCAGGCGCTCTCCGGGCGGCGTTTCCTCGCCCTCGGGGGTGGCCCGGGTGGCCGAGCGGCACATGTATGCGGCGTCGCGGCAGACGGTGGTGGCGGCCACGTCTCCTAATGCCCTGGGTGAGCCGGTGGAATCGGTGGATGAGTTCCTCCGGCATTTGGATGGATATCCGGCGGGGATCCGCAAGGAGATCGAGCGTGAGGTGCGCAAGCACGCGGTGAAGGCGTCGCCGGCTCCTGGGATGACTCAGAAAGAGGCCGAGGAGTGGCTCGGGAGTCTTGAGGGGTTGGACCCGGCCGTCAAAGAGCGCCTAATCAGTGATCTTGCACACGCTATCGGCGTGTCGCCTGAGGGCGAGCCGGCGGACCAGGTGCTGCAAGAACTCATGGAGCGGGTGCAGCGTGCTCGCGACGAGGTGTTGGCGTCGCAGGTGCTGAAGTCGGAGAAGGATCAGGCAGCGGTCCGTAAAACTGCGCAGGAGGCGGTTGCGGCGGCGAGCAGCGATACGCCGCCTGAGGCCGCGCTCAAGGATCCGGAGCACGAGTATTGGCGGTTGGACAAGAAGGGTCGGCGTATCGCCCGGCCGTGGGCCTGGGCTCGTGTGGTGCAGCCGTCAGAACACGGTCCGTGCGGCTTCTGTGTGGTCATGGCTTCCAGGGGCCCGTGCTACCGGAACTCTTATTCCGCTGGGTTGCGGGTTGACCGATTCCATACGAATTGCAAGTGCAAAATCATCCCCGTCTACACTAGTAGGCGCTGGTTCGGTAAGTCTGCGAGCCAGGATTACGCCCGTCTCTATAAGCGGGCGTCGAAGTCCGGCAAGAAGGGTCGGGACTTACTGAACCATATTGACGCACTCCTCCGGGAGGCGAGGAAGGAGTCGGCCGGGTGAGGAACATCCGACTGGAAGACTGGCTCGAGGAGATCCTTGAAGAGGAGCGCGAGAAGGAGAAGGCGTCCAGGTGAGCGTGAATGTTGTTCCTACTCCGACGGAGCCCACGGAGTCTGAGGTTGCCGCAGCTGAGACCGAGGCTCCTAAGGAGACCGAGGCTCCTAAGGAGACCGAGGCTCCTAAGGAGACCGAGGCCCCTAAGGAGACCGAGGCCCCTAAAGGGCTGAGTGAGGAGATCGCGGCACTCAAGGCGGAGCTCCTGGAGCTCCGTAATGAGCGTATTACCACCAAGGTTATAGGTGACCATGGTTTGCCTAATGGGGCTGCTATTCTGCTGCATGGAAGTGAATCTGAGCAAATCAAACAGGCGGAGTTCCTGAGTGAGTTGCTTAAGGCCTCTTCCGCCACGGCCGGCCCGACAGACGGGGCTTCTATTCCAGTGGACCCGGCGGTTGGAGCTCAGTCCGATGGCTCCCCACATGACCAGCTGAGCGCCATCCGGGCGTTCCTGCAGCTCGACTGAGAGGTTAACGGATGCCTATCCAGCCTTCCGACGCCGCTAAGGTGGCGGCGGTAAAGAACCTGACTCAGGGCGTTAAGGACGCCTGGGGTCCCGACATTCTCGCCGGTATCTGGGATCGAGCCTTCCAGGGTTCGGTGGTTCAGCAGGTGGCCGGCACTATCCCCCTTGAGTTGAACGGCGCGGCCCTGCCGTACCCGGTCGGTCAGCCCACTGCTTCAGTGGTTTCCGAGATGGGCGAGAAGCCCCTCGTTAAGGCCGGTATCGACGTCAAGATGATCAAGCCCATTAAGGTTGCGGCTATCTTGGTGTACTCCATGGAGATGGCGCAGGCCAACCCCTTGCGGGCTTTCGACTCGATCAAGGCCACCCTGTCGAACGCGATTTCCCGTGCGATCGATAATGCCGTGATTCACGGTAAGGACGCTCCTTCCGGTACTGCTATTCCGGACGTTGAGGCCCTCACTTCCACCACTAAAGAGGTGGAGATCGATAAGACTTCTACCAAGCCGGGATACCTGCACGACGCCATTCTCGACGGCTATGACCTGGTGAACGTCTCTGATGGCGCTGGCGGTCGTTTTGGCATGACTCATCTGCTTGCCTCTCAGGCGATGCGTTCCCTGTTCCTGCGGGGCAAGGACACCACGGGTCGGCCCTTGTACCAGGGTTCGCACGATATTACCGTGCAGGTGGCCAACATCATGGGTCTGCCGACGCACTTCTCGGACGCCGTTAATGGCTACGAGGCCACCTCACAGCCGAACCTCTTGGCTATTGGCGGCGCGTTCAACCAGAATCTGCAGCTTGGGTTCGTGAACCGCCTCCAGACCTCTGTCGCCAGTGAGTACGCCGGTGGCATGGACCTGTTTACTCACAACATGCACGCGATCCGTGTGGAGGCTCAGTTCGGTTGGGGCATTCGCTCCAAGGACGCCTTTGTGAAGTACGTCGCCAAGGCCTGATTCATGTCTCTCGCGACGCGAGCCGATCTTGAGCGGACGCTCCTCCGCCCGCTCCAGGATCCGGAGCCCGAGTATTTCCAGGGGATGCTGGACTATATTGAGTCCGCGATTCTCCTGAGGGCCCCGGATATCTTGGAGCGGGCGAAGAAGAGCGCTCCGCTTGATTTCGTGCTGCGTCACGTGGAGGCCACCGCGGTTGCCCGTGTTCTCCGTATGGAGGGCGGGGTTTATACCCAGGAGACCGAGGGTGACTATTCCTACACGATTAACACGGCGGTGGCTTCGGGGATCTTGGCGCTACTGCCTGACGAGTGGGATCTCCTCCTAGGTCCAGGTGCGCGTTGGTCTTCCGTCTCCTTGATCAGCGACGATTACGCTCAGTCCACTTTCGGTGGGGATTATGCGTGGCGCTCGGTGCCGCCGGGTGCTTACAACGAGTCGCCGCGAAGGCCGTTCTGCTGATGGTGAGGTTACCAGAGCGCGGGCGTCACACGGTGGAGGTGACGCCGCGTCGTCAGCAGGACGGGAATCTCTTGACCACGATGGCCCGTACTTCGGGGACCCCTATTCGCGTCACCCGGGTCTGGGTTACACCGAACTCGCTGCGGGGGGCCGCATCCCGGGTGTCGATTAAGGCGTCGAAGAACGCGGACGCGGGCGGTCGTACGTTGCGGTCGCACTGGTCTATTTTCGGTTCGGGTACGTGGCCTGGGCGGGACGGGGATTTGGTCACCGTGATTGATGGGCCGCGTGAGAAGGGCCGGAGGTTCCGGCAGGAGGGTGACCCGGAGTATCGGGGTTTTTCCTCCCGTACTGAGCATTATTCAGTGCTGTTGCGGGCGATTTCGCAGGAGGGGGGACCTTTTGGCGCGGGGTGACTTTGGCTCAAACCCAGTGTTCGCTCGTGGTAAAACTGCTGCGGGTGGGCGTTTCGTCGTGGAGTGGAAGCGGCGTCAGCGCGCTGAGGCGGCCCGGCAGGCCGGTCGCTCGGTTAAGTTCACGGCCCTTGCCCGGGCTTATGGGCCTATTATTCGTGGCGCCCTGGCCAAGCACTCACGGACGGGGGCTACCTTGAAGTCGTTGCGTCTTGAGCGTGGAGCTCGGGGCGTGGACCGGTTCTGGAATGTGAGCGTGCCTTATGTGGCACACGCCGAGTTTGGTCACGCGGGTCGGGGCAGTAAGCGGGTCCGGGGCACTAGCGCGTTGCGGGGGATCACGGGATGAGCGTCATTTATGACTTCGTGGACCCGGTCCAGTTTCTGAACGATTTCACTGTTGCGGCGTTGGCCCAAAGCACTGAGTCGCCCCATTTTAAGGGCGTGAGCGCGGTCATGGCCACGGACCGTATTGGTATTGATCTTTCCTCGGTGACACCGGTTGTGGTGATTCACCTTGACGAGGCTCGTCCTATTGACAATCTGTCTACGGGCGCCGGCGCGCAGTTGGACGCCGAGTGGCAGTTGATTGTTGACGGCGCGGATCTACAGGAGCCGCCGTCTGCGCTGGCGGTACGTCTTTTGAAGGCTCTTGTGTGGGCGACGGGTAATGGGACGCAGACGTCTGAGGGTGTGGCGACCGAGCTTGAGGTGACGTCACTCCCGGTCCCAGTTTTGGGTCTGCAGGATGCTACTTTGATATCCTATGCAATAGCCGCCACTATTACCGTTCAGAAGGAGAGCCGGCATGGCTTCAGTTGATGAGAGTCAGCGGACAATTCAGATCGCCGGTACCGGCCACGTCTATATTGCGGAGTCTGATACCCCGCTTCCCGACCTTGGGGCCTACACTTTCGGCGACGGTACTACTCTTGAGACTAAGGGTTGGTATTGGCTCGGCGATACTTCCAGTGAGAACGTCGTCAATTTCGAGTCTGACGGCGGCGACACCACTACTCTAGCCACCTGGGACCGGCCGAATGTGGACTCTACCCGTGAGGCCGTCACCACGAAGGTGTCTATTAATTCGGTGGCGATGACCGGCCAGACGGTTGAGGTGGCTTTCCCGGGTTCGGTGCAGGATCCGGCTACGGGCGGCTATGACCTCCAGATCGGGGGCACGGTCGAGAAGTCCGTTCTGATCTTGGTGGAGGACGCTCAGGGCGTTTCGGGTATTCAGTTGCGTCGTGTGTCTCTGGGCGGCACGCTTCCGACGCTGGATAGGGAGAAATTCACGGAGATTCCGATCTCCGGTACCCTGCTGACTCCCGTGTCTGGTAAGACTGCGGTGCACTGGGTGCCGCGCCGGGCGAAGTCGGGCGCCTCCACTGCTGCTCCGACTATTGCCAGTATCGCCCCGACCTCTGCTAGCGCGGGCACCACCGTGACGATTACTGGTACTAATTTCACGGGTACGTATGCCGTGACGTTCGGTGGCCGCTTCGGTACGTTCACCGTGGTGTCTGCTACCAAACTGAAGGCGACCGTGCCATCTTCGGCGGGCACGGGTTCCGTGAAGGTGGTTGTGCGCAATGGCGCTGGCTCTGCGGAGTCCAATATCACCTTGACCTGATGACGCTCCCTGATAAACTGTCCCCGGGCCACAAGCGTGGCCCGGGGACAGTTTATTGGAGGCAACGTTGACCGAGTTGAGGCTATTTGAGGATCCTCAGGGGACGGATATCCCTGAGCTCGTGGAGGGGGAGGCGTTCGTGGCAGAGGAGCCCGCCGTGGAGGAGCCTGCCGTAGAGCTGGATCTCTACAGCATGGAGGGGCACGAGTGTTTTTATGATCCGAAGAAGCTGTTACCTTCCCGGGCAGCCCGGTTTCTTCGTGTGGCTCAGAAGTTCGTTGAGGAGGAGGCTGATCCTTTTGACCAGGGGATTCAGCTTCTGGAGCTGGTAGAGAAGCACGCGTTGAGGGACGCGGACCAGTATCAGGTTCTTTACCAGGAGCGAGGTCTTGAGTATGTGCTGACTCTGGCCCAGGCGTGGCTGGGGGAACTGGCCGGCGGCATGCGCTGAGACGGCATGCCGCCGAGAACCCTACGGTCGCGGCGGACATGTGGGCGCTGTTCCGGGTGGATATCGCGGATCCTCAGATTCCTACCCGGACGGTGTTCGCGCTTCTTGACCGGCTGCCTTTGGAGCCAGGCTCGGTGGCCCGGGCCGAGGCGCTTGGGGGAAAGCAGTGGTTCGGCTGGTCTATCAGCACGGAGTACCTGGCTGGGTTGGGCGACCGGATGACGTTGACGGCGAAGGCTGCGGCTCGTCAGAAGGCGAAGTTGTCCGAGGGTGAATTGACGCCCCGGCCGACGGCGGTGACGGCCTCTAGGGCGCCGCAGACGGCCTCGTTCGACGATGAGGCAGCGATGCAGCGGCTATTGGCCGGCCTATGAGGCGGATATCCCCGACCTGATAGTATTATTGGGTCGGGGGTGTCAGCTTTTTAGGGGGATGCATGGCCGGCGGTAAAACGATCGGGCGGCTTTCGATCAAGGTTTCCCCCGATCTCGGGGGTTTTTCTTCTGAGGTTAAGCGGAAGCTTAAGGCCGATGACAATGAGGCCGAGATTCCGGTTGTGCCGGATATGAAGAATTTCCGCCGGAAGCTCCAGGCGGAGTTGAAGGCGGCCAACGAGGATTTTGAGGTCCAGGTCACCCCGGTTCTGTCGAAGGCGGCGCTGAGCCGGCTGCGCAAACAGCTCAAGGACCTAGGGGATATTGAGCTCCAGGTCACGCCGAAGGTGGACAAGGCCGCCAAGAGGCTGGTAGAGGCCGAGCTCAAACAGGGTGATATCGAGATCGACGTCACCCCCTCAGTGAAGCGGGTCGCGGAGACGAAGGCCCGCCTTGAGCGATCCCTTGACGGGATCGAGATCAACCCTCGGCTGAATACCCCGCATGTGCGCGCGGAGCGCTCCCGTATTGAGCGGCTGCTCAGTAACCTTAAGGCGAAGATCGAGCTTAAGCTTGAGGGTCTTAAGAAGGTTAAACATCAGCTGCGCAGCATTGATGACCGTGAGGTCACGATTAACGCCGACCTAGACGCGGGTGTGGCGCGAGCGAAGTTGATCGCGCTCACCCGGTCGCGTTGGGTGAAGATTCGACCCGTCGTGGACGCCTCTAGCGCCGCGGCGGCCCGGGCCGCGCTGGACGCGCTGGCCCGGGGCTCGGGTGGGCACGCCCTCCAGGAGTGGGGCCGGTCGATCAAGGATGTCTTGAAGAACCTTGACCAGCTCGCTCCGGTGGCAGGTGTCGCTAGCGCGAGTCTGCTGACCCTGGGTCTGAGCGTGGTGTCGTTGACGGGCCATGTGACGGCGCTGGTATCGGGGCTGGTGCAGATGACGCCGGCGCTTTTGGCGGTGCCGGGGCTTGTAGTGGGCGCGGGTGTCGCGTTCGGGGTCTTGTTCCGGGCGATGAAGGGCGCGAAGGACGCCCTAGAGGATCTCGCCGAGTCATGGACGAACCTGGGCGATGCGATTGACGCGGCGTTCTGGGAGCGGGCGGCACAGCCCATCCGGGATCTCAGTAACACCGTGATGCCCACTCTCATGGACTATCTGCCCCGCCTATCGGCCGGTTTTGGCGGCTGGGCCGCCGAGATGGCCGGTGTGCTGAGCTCCGCTTCGGGTCTCGCTCATGTGGAGGAACTGCTCGGCAACATGGTCGAGGCTACGGAGCGCGCCACTCCTGGGGTGCGCTCTCTCACGGCCGGCTTGCTGGCGCTCTCCAGTGTGGGCAGTCGCTATATGCCCCGGCTCGCCGATAAATTTAACGAGGCGGCCTTGTCCTTCGAGAATTGGGCCTCAGGGGAGGAGGGCGCTAACCGGATCGAGCGGGCCATTAATAAGGCCACTAGTGCGGCTAGTGCCATGCTCTCGATCTTCGGGTCCCTGGGCTCGGTGCTCGCCTCGGTGGGTCGGGCCGCTGGCCAGAGCGGGTATTCGCTGGAGGATACTGCGGCGCGTTTGCAGCGCGTAGCGGACGCGATGAAGTCCGTGACGGCGCAGCAAATCATGGTGAACGTGTTCTCCTCCGCCCGGACGGCTATGAACGGCTTCGGGGCGGCCATGGAGGGCGTTGCCCCAACGTTGGAGAGTTTCTCTCGTAACCTCCGGTCGGTGTCCGGGCTTGCGGGGAATGCGGCCGGCTCTTTGGCGCGCCTGGGGATCGAGGTTCTGGGTGACCGGAATTTCGGTATTGGCCTGCTGTCGTTCTTCGAGGGGGTGCAGCGGGGCGCGAGTTCGCTTAGTAATGTGTCCCCGGAGATTTCGGCGGTCGCGGGCGCGGTTCTGAACCTGGCGGGTAAATTTGCCGAGCTCGCGGGGCAGAATATTGCCGCGATTTTCGAAAATTGGGGCCCGATTTTCACTCGGGTCTTGGACGCCTTGACTCCGTTGGTGGATAAGCTCGGGAATGACCTGACTGAGGCGATTCAGAAAGTCACCCCTTATTTGGAGGAATTTGCTGATAAGATTCTGATTCCGCTGTTGGAGAAGCTCTCCGAATCGGACACGAACCTTGTGGGTGTGGCCGGAGCCGTGGTTGCCGTTGTGGCGGCCTTTAAGCTCCTGTCTGGGCTGGCGTCGGTCCTGGGCATTATTAGCTCGATAGCGACGGCCGTGTCGGGTCTGGCGGCCGCTTTTGGCGGTGGCGGGGCGGCCGCGGGTGGTGCGGCCGCCGCTGGTGGCGGTCTCGCGGGGTCTGCGGGTGCGGCGGGCACGGCGGTGACGGGCTTTGGCGCCTCTCTGGGGCCAATCGGGGCGATTGTGGCGCTGGTGGTGGCCGCGGTCATGGCGCTCGTGGCGGCGCTGGTTTATGTCTGGAATCACAGCGAGACGTTCCGTAATAACGTTGTTGAGCTGTGGGAGAATATTAAGACTTCGGTCGGTGAGGCCGTTCAGGCTGTGGTGGCTTGGTGGCAGGAGACGATGCAGCCCGCGTTCAGCGAGTTGTGGACGGCGATGCAGGATTTGTGGAATGCGGTTGGTGTTCCTATATTCGATCGTATTACGGCGGTTGTGGAGACGCTGTCTAATTATTGGGGTGGCGCCTGGGAGGCCATGAAGACCGTTATTAGTGGTGTTTGGGCGGCTATTTCCTCAATTATTCAGGGCGCAGTCAGTACTATCACTGGTATTATTAACGTCCTGGTGGGCATGGTTACCGGGGATTGGTCGAAGATGTTCCAGGGCCTGAAACAGATTGCCTCGGGTGCTTGGACGACTATTACGGGCGTTTTCCGGGGCGGCTGGAATCTGGTTAAGGGCGCCATGATGGCCGGCGTTAATTCACTCAAGGCTATTGGTTCCACCCTTTACACCATCGGTAGCAACCTGATTGGTAGCTTTATTGACGGTTTGAAGTCCCGGTTCGCGGGGGTTCAGAATGCCTTATCCGGTTTGACAAAGAAGATACCGAATTGGAAGGGCCCGGCGGAGCGGGATAAGCGCCTCTTGGTGGGGCCGGCGAAGCTAATTATGACGGGTTTCGCGGACGCGCTGGATAAATATTCCTCTATCCCCGAGAATACTTTGGAGGATTTCACGAATCGTCTGGCCTCGGTTAGCGCGGAAGTGCAGGCCGGGGATGTCGGGGACATGGAAATCAGTGGCGCGGATGTTATGATCGTGAATAACTATCCCAAGGATCGGGAGGATTCCGCGGTTCGCGATGATGTGGCGAAGGGGATCCGTCTGGCGGCCTTGTGAGGAAGGTAGGAGCGTGTGTCGGCGTCGGTGAAGCTGGCTCTGGGCGAGTTGGCGAATACCTCATATTTGACCGTGAAAAACCTGGTGCCCGGGGCGGGCTCCTTCACGGTCAGGACTGAGTCCTTCAAGGGCTCAATTACCATCCCCGTCGGGGTCACCCTGGTGGCCTATGTGCGCAACGCGAAGGTCGTGTCGAAGGTGGTGACCGCCACAGCCGCTGATGCCGGGAAGGATCTGTTGTCCCTGGCGCAGGATCTGACAGCTTACCTCCAGTCGCTCCAGCCGGTGCCGCAAGACATTAGTGGTCTGTCGGCGGAGTTGGCCCGGGTGTCTGCCCGGGTGCAGGCGTTGGAGGCCGCTCCGGGCGGCGGGGTCTCCGAGGAGCAGGTCAAGAGGATTATTAATGACATGTTCCTGGTTCTGGGGCCGTCTGACCCGATCCCACCCGGCACGAAGCCAGGCACGATCGTGATCCGGGAGACGCCGTGATCCTCACTGACAACCTGTTTGCCTGGCGTGGGGCCTACATATCCAGCCAGGTGAATTGGAACGGTTCAATAGCGTCTCCGGCGCAAGTCGTCACAGACCCCACGGATACGGGTGCGCCCATCATCCAGGGCCGCGCCGAACAGATCGTCGCTGTACAGCGCGGCCACAGGCTCCGCCTGACCCTCACCTACACCCTCCCATCGGGGGAGGTCGAGACCGGCGTCCTGCTCAGGCTCCGTAGCATGGCGCAGGTGGACTACGACGTGCTGCGTACCGCTCTGGAGCCGGCCGAAACGGCCGCCACGGTCACTGCCGATTTCGTCTGGCACGCCGGCAACAGTTCCTTCGCCCCCGAGTTGTGTCTCTACGGCTCGACCCAGTTGCGCGTGCAGTCGCTGGAGGTGCGCCGGGTGGAGGAGGACGATGGCGGCCTGCGCTCCTGGGATACTGGGACCGATTCCTCCAGCGTGCTCAACGCCATCTCGCAGCCGGGGGACCTGGCGGTCCTGGCCATGTGCAGCCAGTTCGGCACGACGGCCGCCACTGCACCCGAGGGGTGGACCATGGTGCATTCCGGCACCACCACGCACCGCTCCGGGTTCCTCGCGTGGAAACGGGTCACCTCACCCACCGACACCCTCTCGCTCGCCCCGATGGCCGCGGATAACCTTTCTTCAGCCCGTAAGCGGTGCCTCCTCATGGTATTCAAGGGCGACACGTGGGGGTTCCGCCCGACTGACCAGGAGCCCGTGATCGAGGGCTGGCAGCTTGAAGCCTTTACCGCCTTGCCGGCAGCGAAGCAACTGCTGTTCTCCCAGCGCCATCAGGCAAAGGGGGCCTTGGAGGGCGCCTGGGTGGCCCCGGATGGCCCGACGAAAGTGGTCGGAGAATACTCCCGTGTCGCCTCCTGGTCCCAGATGCGGGGCGCCCTGACGTCCACTATCATCACCAAGTCCCCGGAGAACCTCTCCATGAACAACTGGGGTCGGATCCTGCTGCCGGGGCCGCCTTCGGTGCAGGTGGTGCGCGGCGGCGTGGGGAAACCGGCGAAGGTGAAGCGGTTCCCCAAGGGTGCCGCGGCCACCGTGGCGGAGCTTCTCACCCAGAAACCGTTCTGGATCGCCCATCGGGGCGGCTCCGATTCCTGGCCCGAGGGGACGATGCGGGCCTACACGGAGTCGGCCGCTCGGGGCGCCCCGGCGTTGGAGGTCCCAGTTCATTGCTCGAAGGACGGAGTATGGTTTGTCTGTCATGATTTGACGCTTAAACGAATTGACCCGTCCGCCCCGGATCGGGATGTCCGGGAGATGGAGTGGGCGGAGATTAGACAATACACGGTTTCTGGGGAGCCGATCGCCACACTGGACGAGGTGCGGGACACTTACGCCGATGATTTCGTGATTTTCCTTGACCCTAAGGGTTCGGCGTTGAGGTGGCAGGAGGCCGTGGTCGGTTTCGACCCGTCTCGGACGGTGCTGAAGTTCTCTGGCGACGCCGTGTGGCTGGCCACCCAGTGGAAGCAGTTGGGCTGGACTACGTGGGGCTACTTGTACGAAACCTCCGTGGCTGACGGGCAGGCCCAGACGTGGATTAACTCGGGCGTGTGGGACATGGTGGGTATGGAATTTGGCGCCGACCAGAACACGTGGCAGCAAGTTCGGGCCTGGGGTAAGCCCGTGATCGCCCATGTGGCTCGGACCATGCAGCACTACAACGCGGCGCTAGGGAAGAACCCAGCGGGCATCATGATGTCTGGTGTAGCCGAGCTGGTCCCTGACCCACTGGTCTAAACACCACGGCGCCCCGGCCTCTGGGTGAGGCCGGGGCGCCGTGGTGTTCGGTCAGAACTTGAAGTACCTCAGCAACTTGCGCAATTCTTTGTTCTGATGGTATGAGGGGCGGTGCAAAGAGGGGTACAGTTCGCCGTACCAACAACCCCGATCCTGGACCCAGTAGGCCAGCAGAGTGTCTGCGCCTTTGTGGAAGTACAGGGTCGGCGGGAAGTCCGGGCTGCCGTTCACCAGCGTGAATTGGTCAACGATGTTCTGCACATACCAGAGGACGGTCGCCTCATCCGCCTCAGAGAAGCGGAAACCGTGGTGATACACGCGGTTGATCGCCTCGGGGGTAGCCGAGTCGAGACGGAGTTCTAGCCGGCCCTCGGGGCCTCGGCGGGTACGGAGGATTCCTGCGGGGACGCGCATAGCGCTGTCGATGGATTCATGGAGCTCTTTGAGGGTAGTCATGGGCTAAGGGTAGCTTCGGTAAGCTGGTAGCGCAACCCTAGGAGGATGTATGGATACCCCTGTTTTTGATGCCCTCGCTTCTGAGCGTGAGGCCCTGCTCATGGCTGAGTTCCCCGATATGGGACTGCCGAGTGCTACCCCAATTGACGTGCTACCGGTGAAGGAGATCACCTACTGATGCCTACCGCGACGGACATTTTGCGGATAGCGGCGGGGGAGATCGGTTATTCTCGCTGGGATGACCCGGAAGCCGGCACCAAGTATGGGCGGGACTATGCAACACGCCACGGCGCGTATTTCGGTACGTCCGGGGTGCCGTTCTGCGACATGTTCTGCACGTGGGTTCTGCGTCGGGGCGGAGCCACGGATTTCGACTCAGCCTATGTGCCCGGGCGGATTGCTGCGGCCCGGTCGAAGGGCTGGACTGTCGCCGTGACCTCGGCGCAGCCGGGAGACATGGTGTGTTTCGACTGGGACGGTGACGGCGTTGCCGACCATATCGGCTTCGTGGAGCTGAACCTCGGAGCTGCCGGCCTTCAGACGATTGAGGGAAACACCAACAACGGTGCTGTGGCGCGTCGCACACGCTCCTGGGGCGCCGTGTGCGCCATGATCCGTTACCCCTACGACGGTGCCAGCACATCAGACACGGGCGACTACAACTACAGGGGTGATTCTGCCACCTATATCCGCACCGTGCAGACCCTCCTGCGCGACGTGGGCTACAGCCCGGGCGCTATCGATGGGATCCTGGGCCCGCTCACCTTCCAGGCGGTCAAGGACTTCCAAGCCGCCCATGGTTTGGAAGTGGACGGCATGCCCGGTCCGAAGACCATGGCGGCGCTCCGGGATGCGAAGGTGAAGGGGCTGTGGCTGGGCAAACCTAAGAGTCAGTCCACGGGCTCGGGGGTGGCCCAGGGTGCATACAATTTCCGGCAGGACAGCACCACCTACGTGAAAACCATCCAGAGTCTGTTGAAGGACGCCGGTTACTCCTTGGAGGTGGATGGTATTCTTGGTCCGATCACGTATCAGGCGGTTAAGGACTTCCAGGCCGCTAACGGTCTTGAGGTGGATGGGCTCCCCGGTCCAAAAACCTTGACCAAGCTGCGTGAAGTTGTCATCCGGAAGAGACTCAAGTGAAAGGAAAACACGTGAAGGAGTCATGGCTTGACGCCACCAAGCGCAAGGCCATTTACGGCGCTGCGGCCGCGATTTTCGGTGTCCTGGTCGTCTACGGCGCTATTAGCGCCGACAACGCTGAGGCGCTTCTTGGCCTGAGTGACCAGATTCTTGGCTTCGCTGCGGCGGTGCTGGCGTTTGTCAACACCGGTAGTTCTCCGGCACCTTCCGAGGGCGCCTGAGTTTACCCGTCACGACAGCCCGGGGCATAATGCCCCGGGCTGTCGTGTTAGAATCAGTCCATGTCGGACTATCTCGTGGACAACATCAATTTAGATGACCCCCAGGGCCGCTGGGTTGTTCTGCGGGACAGCACGCTCCCCCGTACCGGGGCACCCCGGCTAGCCACTGTGGAAGTGCCGGGTCGTGAGGGCATCGCCGCCCTTGCGGCCAACGGCGGCGGGGCCGGCGGGGTGACACTGAAGTTTGCTATCACGGATCGGGACACCCAAGGGCAGGCCACTCGGTCCAGGGCTCAACTGTGGGCCAATTATGAGCTCCTCTTGACTGTTCTTAAACCCCGTGAGCTTGTGACGCTCACGATGCAGCCGGGTGGGGACGCCTCTAAAGTGCGACAGGTACAGGCGCGCATGTCGAACGCGCTCGCGCCTGCCTACCAGGGGCACGTTTCTGGACGGTCTGTCATCACGCTGGAAGTGGTTTATGAGACGCTCGGGTTTTGGGAAGCCCCGACCCACGTCGAGTATTCGATCACGGGTATTGGGGCGGGCAAGACCGTGGATCTTAGTGCGTTCAGTGGTGCCACGGGTTGGGCGGCGGTGTCTATGATTTTCACGACGCCGACGGAGATGGTGACGGTGACGGACCCTGTGTCGGGGCTGACGGCGCGTTGGCGGCGCGCCCTTACTACCTGGCAGTCGAATCCCACCAATTTTCTGCGCCTTGATTTGACTGACTTCGACGCTGGCTTTGTGTCCAGTGGCGCCGGTTGGGCCGAGGACGGGGTTAACGTGACGATGGGGCTGGATGTGCCGGCGAGCGGTTTTCGTCTCCGCCCCACTCCGGGTGTGGGCGCCTATCGGATTTATGTGGCGGGCGCGGCGAGCGCGCTTCTGCGGGTTAGGAAGACCTATCTATGAGCCTTCGCACACGGGTGGTTATGTGGGATCTCCTGGGTAATCGCGTCGGTGCGATCCCGGGTCATTTGTCTACCACGATGACTGTGCTGCGCAATGACGCTTCGACGTTGCGGCTGGATTTCCCCTCTGCGTCGGCGTCACCTCGGGCAGGGCTGTTTGCGACCCAGAAAGAGCTTGCCCTTGAGGTCTCCTATGACGAGGGCAACACGTGGATTGAGCCCCCGGATGCCCGGTTTTTCACTCAGTCGGCGTCCCAGGATGCGGTGAAGGGCTCCGAAGAGGCGTATCGGATTGATGCCGTCCACATAAGCTATCTCCTTAAGGAAGCGCTGGTTTGGGATGTCCCTGCGGCGGCTCAGGACAGTGACGGCAAGTACAATTTTCTGTCCGTCAACGCCGGTGTCATCTTGAAGACGCTGTGGGATCGTGCCCGGCTCCGGGGTTGGGGTGGTCCTCTCCGCCTGAACTGCACGACGTCCCAGGATTCGGCGGGACGGCCGTGGGCTAAGGTGGTGACCTTGGCTTTCGCGTCGGGTGTTGACCTGCACACCATTGTCAATTCCCTGATCAACCTCGGGATGATTGATGTCCAGTGGTCGGGCCGGACCCTGAATGTTTATAACGCCGACACGGCACTGGCGGCCGATAAATCAGCTGAAACGATTTGGCATACAGGACAGGCCGATACGGCCGCGCCCGAATCCACCTCGTGGGTCGACCTCGCCACAGACATCTTGGTCAAGGGTGAGGGCGGTTACGCCCTGAGGATCCACAACGATCAGGCGCCGGCCGGCCTGCGCCGGGTCGAGCGCGTGGTGGAGGCCGGTGGGGTGTCCACTGAGGCCACGGCCCGCCTGGTTGCCTCGGCGACGCTTGCGTCCGGGTCCGAGGCAGCTCGCCAGATCACGCGCGAGTGGGCCGCCGACTACGCGCCGCTCCTGCCGTTCCGCGACTATGGCGTTGGTGACTATGTCACCCTTGAGTGGCCTGGCGGCAAGAAGGAGAAGGTCCGGGTCGCCCAGATCAGCCTGACAGAGGACGCGAACGGGACGCGCGGAGACGTGACGTTCGGGACGCGTCTGGACGACGTCCTCAGCAGGCTGACGAAGAAGACGAAGGGGATCGTGGGCGCTGCGTCCACCTCCGGGTCGGGGGTGCGCCCCACTGAGGTTGCACGCGTGCCCAAGCGGACGCCGGCCACACCCCTGGGTCTGGTGGTGGAGTCGGACTCCTACACGGCCCCCGGCGGGCAAACGCGCGCGATTCTGACGGCGGGCTGGGCACCGGTGACCACGGACACAAAGGGTATGACCCTTGAGGGCGTGGAGTATGAGGTGCAGGTCACCCAGCTTCAGCCTGTGTCCCAGGCCACCCAGATGTTTAAGACCACGGTGCCGTCCCGCGCCATGGAAGGTTTTCTCGCCCAACAAACCTATGGGGTCTCTGTGCGGGCGATCTACCCGACGGACGCCACCCGGTCGGCCTGGTCGCCGACGGTGCAGGTCACCCCTACGGGGGATGTGACCCCACCCGAGGTGCCTTCGGCCCCCTCGGCCGTCTCCAATTTGGGGGTCCTGGTGATCACCTGGGACGGGCTGGACTGGAAAGGTTCACCCATGGCGGCGGATTTCTCCCATGTGGAGGTTTCTGTGACGCCGCCGGGTGGCTCAGCGCAGGCGGTGACCCGCACGGGTCAGCCCTCGGACCGAGTGATCCGCGTCGCCGGTATGCCTTACGGCGTTTATGAGGTGTGCCTAAGGGCCTATGACTTCACGGGCAACGCGTCTGGCTGGGGCGCTCGGGCGACGGTGACGTCCACCTCGCTCGTGGACGAGGAGGCCATCCAAGCCCAGCTGAACGCGATGATGCCACAAATCACCGAGCAGGTGGGCGCCAAGTCACTAGTGTATCAGCGTGCCGCGGCGGCTATCGCCTCAGGGGAAATCGTGGTGTCCCCGATCCCTCCGGATAATGGGGTAGCGGGGACCAGCCTGTGGGTGGGCCCCGACGGTAAACTCTGGCGCATGAAGACGCACTACTGAGGAGGCTCATTATGGCTTACACCCCCCGAACGTGGCGGGACGACGCATCGGGACAGACCCCGATGGAGGCCGTCCACCTGAATAATTTGGAGATCGGGCTTCAGGTGGCTGCGGCGAAAGCAGATCAGAATGCTTCCACGCTCACCTCGCTCCAGGCGTCAGCAGGTATTCACAACCACACGTCGATTCTGACCAACACCGCGAATGTGTCAGGCGCCGCGAACGCCTGGGTGTCGAATATTCCGTTCACGATCCAGGCGAATCCGGATTCTCAGGTGATTAAGTCCGGGTCGAAAGAGTTGTTCCGGCTCGACACACCCGGCGTCTACCTGTGGACGGTGCGCGGTACTTTGGCTGCGAACCCCACGGGCGAAGTGTTAGTGGACGCCTACCAGTACATGTCGTCGGCGGGCGATGGTGTGACGATTCAATTTCGTACGTACACTTATGGTACGAACTATTTCGCTAATGCGGCCGTGCTGGAGCTGGGCGGCCTGTCGAAGTGGCACAACTTCGGTATTCGGGTCAACTCGGGTTTCATTATCAGCCCGGGCCGCTTGGTGACCACGTTCACGCGGCTGGCCTGACATGGCACGTGAATATATTCTGTGGCCGGGGGCACAGTCCTTCCCGGGTAAACAGACATTCCCTAACAGCTACCCTCGTGTCGATGATGACGTCACGGAGGTGCATTCGAAGCTCGGCTCTGTGTGGGAGCGGGTCACGGATGAGGAGTCGAAGAAGCTCGCCGAGGCTGCGGCTGCCCACATTAACTCTTCTGAGCAGATCGGGGCGAACACGTCATTCCCGGTAACGCTGGACCGGATCGCCCCCTCGGCCACGTTGGCGCAGGCGGACACGGCGGTGATACGGGAGATCTGGTCCCGCGTGGTGAACGCCGAGGAAGGTACGTTCCTCAAGATCAAGGCCGGTATGATCGCAGCGAACGCGATCACGGCTGACAACATTCAGGTCGGGGCCATTGACGGCCAGGTGATCACGGGCGCCATGATTCGGTCGGCTGCCTCGGGGGCTCGGATCGAGTTCACGTCCGAGTATTTCCGGGCGGTCGACTCCAGTGGTCGGACCCGGGTGAACATTAACCCGCGGAATGGCCAAGTGAGGCTAGATGGGGAGCTAGGAATCACGGACTCCTGGTCGCGCACGGCCTTCACTAATATTGTGTGGAAGAGTAGCAACGGGACGGATGTTTCCGCCGACGGTTTATGGGGTGGAACAGGCCTTCTATTTGAACCCACGGATGAGTCTGTAGCGGCTAAGGGCGGCCTCACTATTACGCGGCAAGGCAACCCCGGTTCGGGTCAACTCTATCTTTCTTTGTACGCTCCGACGCGCACTGGGACCGTTTCGACGCTGCGTTTTGGGCAGAGTGATTTTCAGCTTCGGTTGTGGGATGACGCCCATGCTCGGATGATTTTGGACGCTAATCAGTTCTGGGTTGGCAGCGACAAGCAGTACTTCATGTTATCATCTTCCGGGCTATTTTATGGCGGTACAAATATCGGCCGTCTTAACCTGAACGGCTCAGGGGGGACTTTTTGGAGCTCGAATAAAGTCGGCTTACAGTTCTCCTATAACCAGGGCACTTTTCTTCAGTGGGGTGACCACTGGATGGGGATTAATTCCTCCGCCTGTGTTATGTCTTGGAACTCGGATAAACAGGCCGTTACGAATGCTACCTGGGGTATCTCACAGCGCGGAGGGAAAAACTTCATCATGCGAGTACCCGGGCGCACTGACGTTCCCGGGGGTAAAGAGTTAATCCACTCTTGTACCGAGTCCCCTTATGACGGGATTGAGTATTGGGGTAATGAGCTCGTCCCGATTTCGGGGGAGCTCACGGTCCTCTTGCCCGACTATGTCCCGTTGATTCACAACCGTGAGGCGCCCTACACACTCCAGGTGACCCCGTCGGAGGGTACGGCCACTGCGCAGTTGGAGATGGGGGAGACTGAGTATTGGCTCCATATTCAGGCCGTCCCGGGGGCCCAGGTGAACTGGCTGGTGAAAATGGCCCGCCTCATGGACCGTACGGGTGAGAACGGGGAGATCGAGCTTTATGGCCGCGACCACTGGAAGAACCCGTGGATTGAGCCTATCGTGATAGAACCAGTGATACCCGACTTCGCAGAGCCGAATATGCCGGGCGTCGACTGACGACACTAAAGGGCCGCCCCGGTAGTTCGGGGCGGCCCTTTAGCAGTTCACTTCTTGGCTTCCAGAGTCTTGATCTTGGCTTCCAGCTCTTGGATGTGCACTTGGGCCTCCAAGAGTTGGTGGGTAGTTTCGCTCAGCCGGCCGATGTAGACCTGAATGAGTGTCACGTATTTGCTGTCCTCTTTGTTCATGTGTCACCCCCGATCGCGGCGAGTAATTGATCCACGTCCTCGTTGCTCCAGACGACGTGCACGTCATGCCCGTGGGCCCGGAGTCGCTCATGCACTTTAGCCTGATAAGCGCTAACACGCCCATGGAGCTGTTTAACTTCTACCCACACGACACTGCCCCCTGGTAGGAGGATGAGTCTGTCGGGCCAGCCTCGCTCCGTCGTGGTGAACTTCGGGGCCAAGAGACCGTGAGCGCGGGCGCCCCGGACCAGGCGGGCTTCGATGCGCGCCTCAGGGCCGGGCAAAGAAGGTCTCCCGGACGTAGTGGACGGCCTCAATGAACGTGTCGAAGTCCTTCGGGGTCCGGGGGTCTGAGGCGATCAGGCCGGGGGAGAACCCCCCTAGGTCCCAGGCACGGAACACGCGCCAACCCCCCACCATACGGTGCAGGGTGGCGCGTGTCACCTCCGCCTTTAGATCCATAACGCGATAGTGAGTGTCCGTGGGGTCGGTGGGGATGAGGGCAAATAGGTCCATGTCCCCCAGCCTACCGGCGGGCCCGGTGCTCGTCAAGACCGGGACGGCTTGTCATCCTGCCCACCCAGCCCAGGGGGCGGCGGATAGGAGGGGTAGCTGCGGCGCAGCGTGTTCCAGGCTGCGCTCGCCCACAGAGTCAGGTCCAGGGTGAGCTGACGCAGCCGGTTCGCCCGCTCCTTCTCCCGCTCCAGGGCCCCCTCCATTTGATCAAGACGCCGCTCCGCCGAGTCAAGACGCCGCATCATGAGATCCAGGATCGTGTTCTCCCGGTTGCCTCTTCGCGTCAGGCTGACCGTGATCACGGAGATTGCACCGCCAATAATGGCGACGAGGAGAGTCTCAGAAAGCGGGATACCCATAAAACAATTATACCCCGGAGCCTAGCAGGTTTTCTGCGAGTGTGCCCTTCCTCTCCAACGCTTCCAAGACCGCGTCGTCAAGTGTGGCCTGTCCCTGAGGCCCGACGCCGCGCAGCACGTGGTGTGTGACGGGCGAGGGCTGCCCGGTGCGGGCGAGACGGGCGCAGGCCTGTTTCCAGTGCTCCAGGGACCAGGGAAGGGAGCACCAAATGTCGTGGTGCCCACCGTCCTGCAAGTTGAGGCCATGACCGGCGGCGGCCGGGTGGGCAATAAGGGCCAGCACCTCACCCCGCTTCCAGCGCCCAATAGCGTCCGGGTCACTGATCATGGCGCCCTGGTCGCCGAGGGTGGCCTTGATCCGCTGGGCCTCAGCTCGGAACTGGTACCAAATGATCACACCATTCCCGGGCTCCCGGTGCCCCGGGCCGTAGCCTGTCACCTGGTAGGCCAGATCCACGGCAGCACTGGGGCGCCGGTCGGACACCTTCACCGGCTCACCGCCGTCAGTCGGCTTGACTGCGCCCGCCAGGACCTGGCGGAGCTTGCTGGACAGCGCTGCGCTCGTGGGTGCCAGGATGTCCTGCCCGCCCAGCTCTACCGTGAATTTCTCCGCCAGGGTGCAGTAGGCGCCCCACTGGGTGGCGGTCATGGGCACAACATGCTGTAGGACGGATTCTCCTGGGAGTTCTAGGTGATCAGCGGAGCGGATCGTAAGGACGATGTCGCTCAGGGCTTCCCTGATCTCCTCCTCAGCGCCGGGCCGGGTCTCCCAGGAGCGGATGAGGCTGCCCGAGGGGGTCCGGGCCACCACGGGGCCCTGCACCATCCAGGAGCGGCGGAAGGTGGTGAGGGTGCGCCCCAGACGCTGGCCGGAGTCCATGAGGCGGGCCTGCGCGAAAAGGTCCTGTACGGATTGGGTGAGGGGCGTCCCCGTGAGGAGGCGCACGTAGTCGGCTCCTCGGGCGAGCTCCAGCGCGGCGCGGGTGCGCTGTGACTTCGGGTCTTTGAAGCAGGAGCTCTCGTCGAAAATGACGGTGCGCCAGTCCCACAGGTCCTCGGGCAGCGTGTGCATGACCCCCATGGAGAGGATATAGACGTCCGCCTCGGTGCGGAGTGCCACGAGACGGTCGGCGGGTCTAGGGCCGGCGAACACGGCGCGCAGGTCGGGCCGCCACTTGGCCGCCTCCTCGGGCCAAGTGTACTGGGCCACCCGGGGCGGGGCGATCACGAGGGCCGGCAGCTGGTCCGGGGTGAGTGAGGCGAGCGTGATGGCAGTTTTGCCGAGCCCCATTTCAATGAAGAGCCCGGCTCGGGGCGTGCGGTGCAGCCACTCAACAGCTCGTTGCTGATAGTCACGCAGCTGAAGGGTTGAGTGAGAGGAAGATGACATTCTGCTCCTCGGCTTTCTTGTCTTCGAACTTCTGGAGGGCTTTGGCGAGGGCGCGGACGCAAGCGGAGGTCATGCGCACCTCTACCTCGTCGCCCAGGTCGTTGTCGGTGGTGAGGCGAACAATGGCGCCGGCCTCACCTAGGTCGGTGATGTGCACCTCCGGGTATGTGGCGGTGTCTGGACGCTCGGGAATGTCCAGGGTACCGACTTGCCAGTGATAATGAATCTGGGGGGCAGTGATACCCAGAAGATGAAGTTTGTAGAGGACGCTCCAGCCGAAGCGAATGTCCTGGTCCGCGGTGTCTTCCAGCCAGGAGGCGAGAGCCGTGGTGCCGAGGCCCACTTCCCGGGCCAACTTTTCTACTGTGTAGCCGGTTTCTGCTAGGAACAGGGATATGTTGGTGCGCAGGTCGCGGGCTGCGGCGGCTTTCACCGACTCGATATCGGCGCTGGATGTGAATACGGGGTAAACCACTATAAGCCTTTCAATCTTTGAGGTAGCGGTCACAAGTGTAGGGCGCTGAGGCTAGAGGCAGCCCGGGCGCCCACGATGGTGTGGCGGACATGAGGTCAGCGATCTGGGCCTTGTCGGCCTCAGGCGTCGGGGTTTCCACAACGACTTCGTCGTGCACGTGGGTGACGACGCAGTAGCCGTTGTGATCGAGCCGCAGGAGCGCCTCGGCTTGGATGTCCCGAGCCGTACCCTGTACCAGGTTATTTGTCAGGACATTTGGGGAGAGGACGCGTCGGACACGCGGCTTCGCCGGATCCATGCACGTAATCTCCGTCACTTCTTTGGTGTAGGCCTCGCCGGTCTCGTAGTTGGTGAACTCCCGGACCCTGACGCGCTGTGCGCAGTCCCGATACCAAATCAACCGACCGGAAGGTAGACGAAGGCCCCGGTCAGCCGGCCGCTCCGGATCCCGCACAAACCAGCCCGTACCCGACACCAAATCATCCTGCAGCCGACGCCACAACGCCACGACCTCCAGATGCGACTCACGCCACGAACGCACCATCCCGAAGAGGAACCTATCGTCGCCCAACTTACCCCCGCCAAAAGCCTTCAAGGCCCCGACCGAGCCGGCGTAGCCCAGCGCCAGGGTGGCGATCTTCCCGTGCTGACGAGTCATCCCATGGCCCATCGCCGACGCCACCTCGGTGTACAAATCCCGCCCGTCACGGAAGATCTTGAGCGTGGCTCGGTCCTTCGCCAGGAACGCCAGCGTCCTGGGCTCCACCTGGGAAAAATCCGAAACCACAAAGGGTCCGACCAGCATGGAGCGGATCAGCTCTTTCAGATCCTGGGCGCTCACCTCCGCTCCCGCGTGCAGGAGACCACGCTTGCGCTCAGCGTCCTCGGGCGTGATTTTGTCGTGCGGCATGTTCTGCACGTTCAGGCCCTTGGCCGCCCAGCGCCCAGTCGCCTGGGCGCCGAAGTAGACCAGGCTCCCCCGGAGCCTGTCGTCCCAAGGCACCGCCATCTGGGCAAAAGTCGCGTACTTGGCGCCGGCGTTAAGGGCACTCTCCGCGCGCAGCCCCAGTACGCGACGCACGTCAGCCGGTAACTCTCCAGCCAGAAGCTCAGCCACCGTGTCCTTGCGCAGGTCCGGCACCTCCCGGCCCAGGCGCTCGCTGAGCCAGGGGCGCAGCTGCGCCACCGAGTTCGCGTTGTCTAGACCAGCAAGGGCGCTGGCCTCTTCTACGGCCCGGGCCCGCACGTGGCGGAACGCCTCCTGGGCCAGCCGGCACGTGGGCACATCCACCAAGACGCCACGATCCGCGATCCGCTGGTCCGCCAGCCACACTTCACGCTCCGTGGGCACCCGAGAGTCCCGAGGAAAAGCCTTGAGCCGGCGCCACACATCCCGATGCGTCTCAACGTCCTGCTGACAGTACCCCCCAAACGCCAGCCACTTGGCCGGACTCTCCTCGGGCGAGCGGAACCGCGTCGTGCCGGCCACTGGCAGGGAGAACCAGCGAATCAGGTCCTTCCCCGCCTCCTCTTTCTGCTCCCCGCCCAGGTAGGCCGCCAGTGTCCCCAGGTGCGGGGGCAGGCCCAGACGCCGCGCCATCACGGCCGTGTCCTCAAACCGCTCAGCCGGGAGAAAGTCCTCGGGGGTCTCAGGCGACCAAACCCCGAGCGCCCGGGAGAGCCCTACCCGCTCGAACTGGGCGTTATGGGCCACCAGGACCGTGCGCGGGTCCGCGAGAGCCGCCTTGATCACGGGGCGGGCGTCAGCCCAGGGCGCCCACTGCACTGGCTCCTCCCCGCGCGCCCAGGCGGCCAGGAGGATCTCGAAATCCCCGGAGGCCGCATAAGCATAAACACCGTATTTGCGCAGATCCGTGGAGGATCGGGTTTCTAAGTCGATAAAGAATCTATTCGTGGGCGCAGTAGGTAGGCTCATAAGAGCAGTCTAGAAGAAAAAGAGATCCCCCGCAACCCAGGGCTGCGGGGGATCTCGGTCAGAGCTCAGTCCAGTGCCACCTCATCCTTTTCGGGAGCACCAAACAGGGCGCGCACATTGGGTGCACCGGAGAACGAATCCAGCGTCGTGTCGGTGATCATGACAGCGTTAAGCCCCGCAGCCACGCCCACATTCCCATTCACGGAGTACGGGAAGAAATTAATGGCCACTTTGGCCCCGACGCCCGGGTAAACCATCTTTGGGTCCAGAACGTCATTAAACTCCGCATCTACAAGTGACGGCTTGAACCTCTCGTTACTGCTAGCGTGCAGCACGTAACAACCCTCATAGGGCGGGTTCAACTCAGCCAGGACCTCGCCCTGACGGTTGGTGTCCACGTCTGCATCTTTAATGGCGGACAGCCACCTCTTCGGCCTCTTACCCTTAAACACGCCTGAAACACCGTGCTCGAAGGCCTCGGCCTCAGCCGCACGCAGCGCCTCAATCACCGCCTGGTCCCTCTTGGGAATCACGATAGTGACTGAGTACTTTTTGGGGCTACCCTCAGAAATCGCCCGGGGCTCCAAGAGGTGAGGGTAGGACAGCCGGCCTTCAACAACGGCGCGAGTAGACATGTGGATACCTTTCAATCAGTGGTAATGGTTGATGAGGTCTCATGGGCGAGCGTGTCGCCCAGGAGTAGGTCGAGCCGATCCGCCCCGCCCACGAGCTTGGTGAGCTTCGTGAGGCCGACGGGCCTGGTCTCGGTGACCTGGGATGAACTGTAGCCGGCTTCCAGGAGGCGAGCAACCGCTTCCTGCGGCTTCTTGAGCTTCCGGCGAGTAGTCTTCCTCACCCTGAGCCCGGGGAGAGGCGCTACGCGGCCCTGAGAGCGCTCCTGCGCCTCCTGGGTCAGGGCCGTCATCCAATCTCGGGCCATGGTGGCCCGCCTAAGCATGGTGACCAGATCGGCATCGCTGAGCGTCTCCGCCTCGGGGAGGGGCCGGGTCACCGGGCCGAAGAGTGACTCGACATTCCAGCGGGAGAACGCGGCGCACTTGCCCCGGGCCGGGCACCATTTGCACTGAGTCTCCCCCGGCACGCAGGGCGCCGAGTCGGAACGCGCGGCATCGCCAGCGGCAGAAAGTCGGCCCACCTCGTAGTCAATCACCCAGGGGCGGGTTTGCCAATCCTTCACCTCTTGAACGGATGTCTGGACAATAGTAAGAACTACCCGCTGGATGCGGGCCCGTTCGACCGGGGCCAGCTCCTCCAGGGCGCCCGCGGCATATAGAATCGCCTGCGGGTTACGCTCAGGGTGAACAGGGATGCGGCCTGTCTTCAAATCCAGAACATGCAATTCCTCCCTCGAAGGCGGGATCACAATCGCGTCAGCCGTCCCCCAGCACTCCATGATCGGTGGGATAACCCGACGCTCAATGAAGAGCGTCCCAGAGCCGCTCAGGCGCTCCCGAACCGTATCAACGTACAGCCTGGTCTCAACCTCAGCCTCCTCCCAGGAGACGGTGGGGGCCCAGGAGCTCTCCCAGGCACGGCGCTCCGCCTGCGCCTCCTCCTCGGTGGTTTTACCCGTGAGAAAGCGCAGGCGGATCTCGCTGACCGCGTGCAGAGCCGTACCCCGAAGCGTGGCGGGCGTGTCCCGCCGGGGCGCCCCCTCGGACAGCCGCACCGAGGCTGGGCACTGGGACCAGCGGGCAGCGGACGAAGGGGACAAACGGGCGTGTGCAGAAGGTCCGGTCATGAGAACTAAGCTATCATTTCTCGCCAAGTCAGCGCAGCCAGGATCAGTTTGGCGCCCGCGGCTCGCTCAAAATAAGGGCGATCGGGGTAGCGCCACTGGCGACAGAGCTCACCTAGCATCTCCTGAAGAAGACACAGCAGCTTCCACACGTCGTCGGTATCCGGGCCCCACCAATCACCCAGGCCCTCGCGCTCCCACAGGAGGGCACGCTCGATCAGGGCCCGATCGTGCCCTATGACGTGCAAATAACCGTAGGCGGCATAACCCAAACCCGTTAGCACAGAACGGGGTGGTTCTTTATTCACGACCCATCGCTCAAAGAGGGCGCAAATCCGGAAGCCAAGACGGGCAAGTTGATCCTGCGCACCCCCAATTGAGTCGACATGGGGCGTGACCGCCTCAGCGTCCTGAACAAAACGGTACAAAGTCTCTACAGACGGCGCCTCAATCATCCTTGATCCCCTCAGCATCGAACATCGCGACGAAGAGCATAAGGCGAAACACTACCTTATGATCCAGTTCGTTGGGCTTACCGAGAAGGGCCCAGCCCAACTGACCTAGAGTCAGGAGCATTTTGTACAAATGAATCCCCCTCGGCGTCCCCAGGATGGAGTAGAACCGATCAGCGTCTAGGCGCACGTACCGGACCACGGCCACTTCGATGCCCTGTGGTGACCAGCCGTGCAATTGCAGGAGACCCCAGCACGACTGTAACGCCTGATAAGCGTCAACGTCGGACGTCGGCAGACCCTGTGACACGTCGTTAGCCATGGCGCCCACGGCGTCCAGGAGGCGAAGAACGAGCTGCCTATCATCTGGGCAGTCCAGATAGGCGACAGAATCCCGGCTGTCATAGAGTCGTTGTAGAACGAGCTGTTTATTGCGGTCCACTAGGGCTTTCACAGAGTCACTCCCTCATTCATCGGGTCAGCGAGATCCCAAGCTATGACAGCGATGAGCAGGTCAGCCGCCGCAGCCAGCCAAACCGCGGGCACCAGTGAATCGCGAGCATCAGAAAGCAGGAACCCGAGGTTGCGGGCTACCCACGTAAAGCCCTTCTTCGCCGCCGAAGCGGCTGGCCCATGCCACCAAAGGCCCTCCCGTAGGGTGCGCAGGAGCGCCTCCTCCACTTCAAGCCGGGAAAACCCGGACGCACGGGCTGCACAATAGGCCCGCGTTCGAACAGAGGCTCGGGCCCTACGGCTTTGGCTATCGGAATCCTCCATAGCCTGCGCCGCCCCGCCCGCGTCAATAAACGCATACAGAAGGGCCTGCCAGGGATCCGACGTGTAGGCCCCATTTCGAAAACGCTCTTCGTCGTTCTCCACAACTTCGTAAAGAGTCGGGATATCAACTAACTCATTCACCGAGGGATCCTTCCACATCAAGGCAGCAAACATAGAACATAAGCCGGCCAATACGGTACCGCAGCACAGTTTCGACCGGACGCGAACTCTCCGTAAGCCATTGGCCCCAGTTGATACAGGCTTTACGGAAGTTATAATCCAGAGATCGAGTGTAATCGGGCTGCGCCTGCTGACGCTCGTGACGCATAATTGCGGCTAGCATCCGCTCAAGGCTGCCGGGGGAGATCTCGTAATAATGGGCCAAGATAAGACACTGTGACAGCACGAGATCGCGATCATTTTCGTCGAGCGTCAGTTGCTGCGCCGCCTTATCCGCTAGGCCCCCGAGGCCGACAACCAAATCCTGAACGGTACGGGCCTCCTCCCATAGATAGGGGGGACAATAGTACATGTACTGCCGAAATTCAAAAGCATCGTATAACCGTTGCAGTACGATCTGATAGCGGTCTTCACGGCTCATTTCTTTGCCTCTTGTCGAGTGAGCATCAAACGCATCCACGCCACATGCACAATGACACGGACAGCGGCGTTAATTAGGTCTTCATTCGCCTTCCTCCCTACCGCGCTGCCCGCCAAGCCGACGTATCCCAAGAGCTCCATGCAAGCCTGTTCCAGATTAAACTTAGCTACCTTGAAGCGCCTCCGATAAAGCAGGTAGACGTTTGTATAAGCAGCCTCTTCAGCCGCCCAGTCGGGCCGACCGTGCCGTAGGAGAACATGAGCCCAGCGAAGCAAGGACACCCAGTGGGCGTCATTCGCCTCGTACTCACACAGCTGCGCCCGGGTCAGACTACTGGCTGCCTCGGCTAAACGAAGAGCCGCCTGCACCATCGGGGCATCCCTTAGCCTCGGGCGCACCGTGACTACCGCCCAATCTAGTAGGTCAGTCACTTCATTCCGCAAACTCATGTCATCCTCAGTCATCTGAGTTCTCCTCCCGTATCATAAAGGACATATAGCCAACATGGACAAAAACTTTCACACTCGCTTTAGCCACGAGTACACGGCTCAATGTGCGCTGCGCCTTAGCGAGCTCCCCGATGTTCTCGAATAGCTCATACACGGCCGAAACGTAACTTGTCTGTGAATCGCTACTGAGGCGACGCTCATAGGCTCGAATATATGCATCCCACTCGCTCGTTAGATCCCCGGCTTTCGGGCCCGGGCCTAGCAGGACAGAACCTAAAGCCTGGGTTACGCCCGTGAGTTGTGGGTCACGAAGGCTAAAGGACACCTGCAATGAGTTAGCTACCGGCATCAGAGCCTCTACCAGACGGGTAAAAGCGAAATGTGATTCGACTTCCGCGGGCTTACAGCGATGCGCCGTAGCGTCGACCCAGAGTTGGTCGAGATGATCCCGGAATTCCTCGTTCATGAGCACTCCTTGAGGTAGAAAAGACGACAGAGAACTAGGAAATCGGCCAGAAGAGCCATATATCTCTTTGCAGATGCGTATTCATAGGCTCCCGCGAGATGCCCGGCCACTATGTACAGATCCTTAAACCCGATAGAATCCGTATACGTCGAATTCGCATAAAACTCGACGCGCGACGCAACCTCTCGCTCGAAGTCATATCTGGTGATACCCCTATGAAAGTGAGCTTGATACGCATGGACGCTCAGCCAATGGAGCGCCGGCTCCAGTTCGTCTGGGTCATTCAGATACGCGTCGGCTACCTTACCTAGATAACGGGACAACCAAAGAGAGAAATGCTCAACTGATTGTACCCCGGGTGAGCCATAAGCCTCGGCATGGTTGATAAACGAATACAGATCCGCAATAAGCTTAGATTGATTCATGATTCAAGAACCCTCTCCCAATCCAGAACAAAACAAATAACCCGGACGCCGGTAGGAAGCAGTAGATCCGCCGGGTCATCCAGAGTGACAGAGAACACACAACTGGCCAAGTGCAACAGCTCGTGAAACGCGTGGCGGAAAGTCATCTCTGTCGGCTGGCGTTCCGAGCTTTCTTCGTTCACCCGGTGCCTCACGACCAACTCTTTGTCGATTTGCTGCGCGGTATATCCGGCCAGGCGCAAGAGGTTGTACGTCTCCTCGGCGACGCCGTGAAGAGTCTCCGGTGTGACGGTTTCCCACTCCCGGGCCTCTCGGGACACATACCCCACTTGGAGCGTCAGGGCGGTCAGGGCGTCCCAAGAATCCTTGGACGCGAAATGGAGTTCGGCTCGGTATACAAAAGAGGACAAGGTACTCATGGTGGTCCTCACTTCCAGACCAGGAGCAGGGTCAGTCCCAAGACAGGACCAATGGCCAGGAACGTGTTCCACACGGCGGACCATGTGGTGACTCGGTCGGCCTTTTCTCTCGCAAGTTGGGCCTCAGCAGCGTACGTGATGCTGTAGTAGGCCATCAGCACGACCGCGGACACGTTCGCAATGATGTGTAGGACAGTGGTGAGCATTGGGCTTCCTTTCTGTAGGGCTCGCGGTCCCAGCGTATCGCCCCGAGGGGGTGCTGTCAAGTGAAAAAAAAAAAAAAAAAAAAAAAAAAAAAAAAAAAAAAAAAAAAAAAAAAAAAAA